TCAAAAAGATCATTAAATATAATGCTTCAAGAATGGGGTAATAGAGGTATTCACTATTGGGAAATTGATGAATTAGATCTTGATTTAGTTGAAGGACAATCAGAATATAAATTTTTTAGAGCAAGTTCTGATGGTACAAGTGCTACATCAAATCCTAATGGTGTATATGGAATATCCGATGTCCTTGAAGCACAATTAAGATCAGATAGAACAGCAACAGATCAATCAGATAGTCCTATGACAAAAGTTGATAGATCAACGTATGCTGCATTTTCAAATAAATTATCAAAAGGTACACCTAATCAATATTGGGTACAAAGATTTATAGATCATGTTAGTATAAATGTTTACCCTACACCAGACTCAACTAATGCATCTAAAGATATGCACTTTTATTATATAAAAAGAATTCAAGATATTGGTGCTTATACAAATGCAACTGATATGCCTTTTAGATTTATACCTTGTATGGTTTCAGGATTAACTTATTATTTATCCATGAAGTATGCTCCACAATTAACTCAACAAATGAAATTAGTTTATGAAGATGAATTTCAAAGAGCATTACAAGAGGACGGTTCAGCTTCAAGTACATTTATTACACCTAAAGCTTATTACCCAGGAACTTAATGTCTAAGTACGCAACAGGAAAACATTCAAAAGCTATATCAGATAGATCGGGTTTAGAATTTCCATATAGAGAAATGGTCAGAGAATGGAATGGTTCTTTTGTTCATTACACAGAGTTTGAACCTAAGCAACCTCAACTTGAACCTAAACCAATAGGTGGTGATGGTGTTGCATTACTACAAGTAAGACCAGATAGAACAGAACCTATTACAACTGTTATGTTACCACAAGATCCTTTTACAACTTACCAAGCAGGATCCGGAGTATTAAATGTTTTTGCACCTGGACATGGTTTAACAAACGGCACAACTTATTTATTTAGAGGTGCACCTACAACATCACCAGGAACAGGAACATCAACTAATCCTGTTTTTGCTTACGCAGCAATTCCAAACTTTGATGGAATTACTGGAGCACAAATAACTCAAGGATCTGGTTATGCAATTACAACTGGACTTTTTGATAATGGTGTAAGAGTTACAACAGATTATGCTTTGTCTAATTTCTTCTTCTTTACAGTTAATGCAGATACTGCTACAACAGGAAATATAAAAGGAGGAGGCTACGGTTGTTCCGTTGGTCCTATAACTATAACACCATGATTAAAAAATTTATTAATTGGATTAAAAATATATTTAAACCTGAAAGACAAGATCCTCATCTTGAAATGTATGAAGAATTAAGACCTGATAAAGCAGAAAAAATAAATAAAAAATATAGTGGAGATTCTGAGTAATGGCTTACACTTTAGCAAACTTACAAGATGATGTTAGAAATTATACAGAAGTAGATGACTCTGTATTATCTAACACTATTCTAGATACTATAATTAAAAATGCAGAAAACAGAATTTATAGAGAAGCAGATTCTGATGATAATAGATTTTATGCAACATCTAACTTAGCAGCTGGTAGTAGATATGTGACTATACCATCTGATTTAAGATTTATTAGATATGTGCAGTTAACAGATTCAAATGGAGATCAAACTTTTTTAGAAAAAAAAGATACATCCTATATGGCTACTTTTTATGACACACCTGGAACTGCATCTGGTATACCTAAGTATTATGCTAACTGGGATGCTAATTTTTGGGTGGTAGCACCCACACCAAATGCAACTAATTTAATAACTTTAGCCTATACAAAACAACCAGATAGTATTACAACAACAACAGGAGCTTCTCCACCTAGCACAAATGGTACTTATACATCTAATAAATACCAGGATTTACTTTTATATGGTTGTCTGGTAGAAGCATATGGATACTTGAAAGGTCCTGCAGATATGTTACAATACTACGAAGGATCTTTCAAAAGAGCTTTACAATCGTACGCGATCGAACAACAAGGTCGTAGACGCAGAGACGAATATCAAGATGGTGTTATTCGAACTCCTTTAAAATCACCATCACCATAAATAAATTAAGGAGATAATTAAATGGCAAATATAGTACCTGACTCTTTTAAAACAGACCTACTAAAAGGAGTGTTTAACTTCAATACAGGTGGGACTTCTTTTAAACTTGCTTTGTATACATCTTTAGCTGCTTTTAGTACATCTACTTCAGCATATATTACTACCAACGAGGTTTCTTCATCTGGAACAAATTATTCAGCTCGTGGAAATGCATTGACTAATGAAGCTGTAGATATAGGAAGTAATATTGGATTCGCAGATTTTCAAGATTGTACTTTTTCATCTGTGAGTTTAACAGCAGTAGGAGCACTGATTTATAAAGATGGCGGATCTGATAATGCTGTATTAGTTTTGGACTTTGGTGGATCAAAAACTGCAACTAACGGTGATTTCGTTATTCAGTTTCCAGCGGATAATTCATCTAATGCAATTATAAGAATCGGCAACGCGTAAAATTTTTGGAGTAGTAAATGACGGCTTTTGTAATTAACGATAGGGTTAAGCAATCCACTACGACTACTGGCACAGGAACAATTGATTTAACTGGGACTTTTACTAGTGAAGGTTTTGAAACATTTGTTTCCGGTATCGGAGATGGTGTGCAAACTTATTATGCTATTGTGCATGATGGTACAACTGACTTTGAAGTTGGTACTGGAACTGTAACAGACGCAGCAACTGATACTCTTTCAAGACCTTCTAATGCTACAGTTATTTCATCTTCTAATAGTGATAACTTAGTAAATTTCGGTGCAGGAACTAAAACTGTATTCTGTACATTGCCAGCTAAGAAAACTATTTCTCCAGTAATGGATGCAACACCTTTTGTTGTAACTCATGCTTCAACTTTAAGTCTTAATCAAACAATGGACTCTGGAGTTCTTGCAGGACCAGTCACAATTTCAGGAACACAAACAGTAACAGGAACATTGGTAATTATATAATGAGTCAAGTAGAAGTAGATAAAGTAATACCTCAATCAGGAACTACACTTACTATTGGTGACAGCGGTGATACTGTTACTATACCTAGTGGAGCTACATTAGCTATCGCAGGTTCGGTTACCGGTTTTACTTCAGCGGGGATCGATGACAATGCAACTTCAGTTGCTATAACTATTGATAGTAATGAAAATGTTGGAATTGGGACTGCAGCTCCAGACACATTGTTATCTTTAGAAAAAAATAATGCTCCTGTAATACAATTTAAAGATACATCTGGTGCAACAGATGAAAAAATATGGAGAGTAAATGGTCTTAACGATGCTTACAGAATACAAACTTGGAACGATGCTCTTAATTCAAATCAAGTAGCATATCAAGTTATGAGAAGTGGTGTTGATGTAACAGACCATAGATTTTATACAGAAGATAGTGAGAGAATGAGATTAACTACTACTGGATTAGGTATCGGAACTTCATCTCCATCAAGAGCATTAACTGTAAGTGGTTCAACTGCTCCTGTAATTGCTATAGTAGATACAGGAACTTCTGGAACACCATCACTTTTCTTTGGAGATAGTAGTGCAGATAATGTTGGAAAAATTCAATATGCTAATTCAACTAATAGTTTATCATTTGTTGTAAACTCTAGTGAAAGAATGAATATAGCAAATTCTGGTAGAGTTGGTATTAATGTAACTTCGCCTAGTGGACTACTTCATGTTCAAAGTGCTAGTAGTGGAGCTTCTGTTAATAGTAGTGGTGATGAAATAATTGCTGAAAATAGTGCTAATGCAGGAATATCAATATTAAGTGGTAATTCAAATCAAGGTCAACTTATTTTTGGAGATGATGGAGATAACAACGTAGGAAGATTGCAATATGACCATAGTGATAATTCAATGCAATTTATTACAAACGCAAATGAACGTATGCGTATTCCAAGTGGGGGTGGCTTACTTGTTGGTAAAACAAGTGCTAACATTGCTACAGCTGGATTTGAAATTTCTTCTGGTGGAGATTTTTCAGCAACAAAATCTGGTAGTACAATCGCACAGTTTAATAGATTAACAAATGATGGAGATGTTGTTAGAATCAAAAAAGATGGAACTACAAAACATGTATTTACAACAACTGCTTTAGGAGTTGGCAATTCATCTCCTGGCTCTCCTTTAACTGTAAGTGGTGACACAAACAGTACAGTTGCTAATTTTAATAATAATGTTTCATCTACAACTGATGCATCTAATATATTATTACTTCAAAGTAATACTTCTGGTTCAGCAGGAGTTGGACAGGGTTTAAGTATAGCTTTTAATGGAGAAAGAAATGATGGAAACACTCAAAGATTTGGTAATTTTACATTTTCAGCAAACACAAATTCTGGTGCAAGTTTAAAAACTGATTGTATTATTTCATTATATTCTGGACATGAAGTTTTAAGATTAAAACAAAATACTGTCAATGGTTCAGATAGTGAAATGATTGCACCTAGTTTAAAAACAACTGGTACAACATCTAATAGGTATCCTTTATATTGGGTTCATAGTGGAACAGTTGGCTCTATACAGGCTTATACTGGTTCAGTTAGAGAAATGAAAACTGATATTAATGACATGAGTTCAGTTGATTGGATACATTCATTAAGACCAAGAAGTTTTAAATTTAGAGATTTTGAAACAAATGAAGATGGTTCTAAAACTTATTTAGA